GAGCCTTCGATATTGGTGGTCTTGTAAGCCTCGCCATCGAGAGTCTGATATGTCTCGCGTAGGTTTGTCTTTGTTAGTACTGCTGAAGTAGCTTGGGCATCGACATCTGTTCCACCTGTGAAAGATAGAGAAACATCGCGACCTGTAATTACTGTGGTTGCCATTATTTATCCTTAGTTTGTTTGTGTGTAGTAGGTAGAAACTCTGATATCTGCCACCAAGCAATTGGATGGCCCAACCTGAGTAACTGTTGGTTTTTCAACCGCTCCGACTGTATATCCCGCAGGGATTACCTTCAGAACACTTATGACTAGCTGCTCGAGGTTATCGAGCGATGCCGGGTTGCTGTTGTAGGCAACTGCGACTGAGATGACCAAATTAATTTTGATATGTAGCGTGGACTTGTTGATTGTCTCTAATTCAAGATATGGAGAGTCTGGGACTGTCACCACAAAAGGAACCATTGGAGCCTCTGGAACGTAGGCATAAACATTGCCTGCTACGTTTGCAAAAGCTGTGGCTAAAGGTTGTCTGACTGTGTCTAGAATCGTTGATGCTGGCATTATTGCACCATTGAATCGGTATCGATGTACGCCCCTAGTAGTCCTGAGACACGATTAAAGAGACTGCGCCCTAAACGATACGGGCTAACGTTTGTGAAATCGATTCCTTCGATCTGACCGCCAGGAGCGATTCGAGATTGGAATACCTCGACTGATACTGCTAAGACGGCTGATTCAACTGCGCTTACGCCTACATAAGTAGCCGCGCCTGAAAGGGTTGCTAATCCTGATGGGATTACGTTTCTTTCAGTAATGTCAGCATTTGTAAGAGCAACCGTAAAGAAGCCATTGAAATCTCTGTAAACGCCATCGACAAATACTCGAGCGTTTGAATTAACGATAAATGTATCTACGTCGTAATTGCTTGATTCTAAGATTGTAAAAGTGCCGTTAAATGGGGAGCCGCATCCTGTGATGACCACGCTCTGACCCACTGAGAAATTGTTATCTCCTAGGACTGTGTAATAGGCAATATTGTCTTTTAACTCTACGCGAGAAATAGGTGAAGCGTACTTGACCAGCATAGGCAAGATAACCGCCTCAGCTGTATCGATTACGTCTGTTAAATACGCATCAGAGTAAAGGGATGTAGAGACACCAAGAATAGACCTTAGTTCTGCAACTGTAACTATTGAAGCCATCTCTACATCCTCTCTGTTAAACGACTGGGGGAGCCACCGGGAGCAGCAGCTCCCCCATGATTAGTTATTTACTAGGCAACCATGTAACGGTATGCGCCAGCGCCGATCTTTGTTGCGATTGCACCATAACCGTAGTATCCAACTTGAACCTGACCTGTTGAGATGAGGTTTGTCTGTAGAGATAGACGTGGTGACTCGTACCAGGTGTAAGCATCTGGGTTGATGATAATCATTGAGTTATCACCTGTACCTGAAAGGTTACGAGCTACGCGTAGGTTGAGACCGAGTAGGTTTCCACGTACTGCTGTTGCAGTTAGTGTTCCGCCTGCGTTCTGTGGGTTGATTGTCTGCTGGAAAATTGGACGGTTTGAAGAATCGACCAAGCCCATCAATACACCCCATTGTTCTGGAGATACTGCGATGTTTGTCGCAAATCCAAGAGTGTTTGTGTAGATAGAAACTGCTGCATCTGCAACGAAATCTGCTGCAAGCGCGCCAGTTGTTAGTGTGCGGTTTCCGCCATCAGTTCCGCCAGCGATAAGTGCTGATCCGACTGCTGCATCTGTTGCCTTTGCGTATGCGTATTCCATTTGACGTACGAGTTCAGCAAAGAATGCAGGTGATGAGCGATCTAGAAGCTCTAGGCTGAATGTCTGTTGTCCGATGTACTTCTTGACATCAACTGAAACAAAAGCAGCGTTCTGATCTGTTTCTGATGGTGTTCCGCCTTCAGCTGCTACTGCAACTGTTGGAGCAACTGTGATCTTAGGGATTTCGAAAGTCATACCGGCATCTGGTAGAGCGCCAGTTGATACGGAATCGATAAGTGGACGATCAGCATTTGAAATGCCGTTGATAACTTCAGTTAATTGACGTGTTGGTACTAGACCAGCGTTGTCTGTTGTGTCTGCTGCTGCAGCAACGTACATTTTTGATGTCTCGTTGCCTAGTGAAGCGCGGACTGAGTGCTCGAGATAAGAAGCCTTATCAACGATTGGGTTACGAACAGTTGTTGAAATGTAAGGTGCTGTTGCAGCCTTAACTTCAACCTTTGCAGCCTCTACCGTTTCTGCGGCAGGAGCAACTTCTGGAACGGTAGTGTCTGACACTTGTTCTCCTTCTGTGGTTGATTGTGTTTCTTCCTGAGATGTCTCAGAAACCTCTGTATCTTCTGCCGCGACTTTAGCGACCTCAGCGCCGGGTATGGCGCCGTCTGTGACAAGGCTGACCTCTATGAGGTTGCTCGCGCTGATAGCCATAACGCCATCCTTGTTATTCCAATCAGCAACATCTACACCCACGCTGAAATCTGAGCGAAGTCCAGTTGCAGCTTCTTCAAGCGCATCATTACCTGCGGTTGTTTTGGCGATTTTAAATTCTGCTGTAATGCCTTCTGCATCTTGCTCAAATGAAACCATTTTGCCTAATGGACGGGTTACATCGTGTTGCAAAACTAGCTTAATATTTTTAGACATTGTGATCGAATCTTTTTCAAACATTGTGCGACCTGCTGAGGTGTTGCCTTCAGCGTTCCAGGTAACGATACGGCCTGCAATAATTCGAGACTCTGCATCTGCTGCTGTAATAGCAACTGGCATCGTTATCTTCATTAGCGGTTCTCCTTGTTATCGATTAGATCTTCTTCTTCTCGAATCTGCTCAACGCTCATAGCGCCAATACGATTTAAGATTTCATAAACTTGAGCGCGTTGCAGTGCATCTGAACGCAAGAATTCATCAAGTGAGAAACGAATCTCACCTGTTGATGGGCAAAAGTCCGGCATTGATAGGCGTTGCTCGATCGCTGCAAGAATTGGCTTCATTGAGAAGTCGATAAGTGAGCGACGTTCTGAAACGCTGTTGCTGTAGGTCATGCTGGTTGTTTCAGCACTTACGAAATATGCAGGTAGGTTGCAAGCGCGGGCCAATTCCAGAGCTACGTATTGGCGAGCCTCATTTAGCTGCAGTTTGGCTGGATCGATGCCCAACGCTTGCAATTCAACGTCCGCATTAAGAAACGCGGTTGATTTTGTTAGGCGCGCAGTTCTCCAAGATTCTAGGAGTTTAGAAATACGTTCTGCTGGAAGATTAGTGCCGTTTGATTTTAGTACCTGCAGTGGGACTGGCTCTTTAGCAAAAGTTTCGGCGGCTTGCTCAAGTGCGTGGGCTGCCCGGATAGTGCGCCCCGCACGATTCAACACGCCTTCATCAAGTCCATAAAATACGACCAAGGAACCTACGCCGTTAGTTGGAACGATTGAACCGTCTACTTGATAGCCTACGATTTCAGTTTGTGCGCTGTTTAATTTAGGAGTTACGCGATCAGGAGCAACGCGAGTCCAAGCGCGAACGCGACCTGTATCTCCATATTGCTCAAGGACTTGACCGTAAGCCATTCCGTGAAATAGTAAATCTTCCGCTAACCAAGCATAAATTGCTGAACCTGGAACGCGTGGATCTGGTTGATTAATAACTGCTGGAGTTCCCATATGGGATCCATCTAGTTTTGAATATTGCTCAAGTGGTAGTGATGCAAGAGTTGAGCAGATGATATTTCTGGCACGTGCGATCGTCGGTACGGCCATAGCTTGCTGACGTGATGCTACGGATTGAGTAAATACGAAAGGATTAAAAGAAGCTGTGTTGTTAAAAGGTGCAGGAGTAGAAGCCGCATCGACTGTTACCTCGACTGCAGGCTTTGATTGTGTAAAAATGTCCCGGATTCCCATTAGACATATTATACGCTATTGCCTAGACATTATCCTATTTGGATGTCCACTTCAGATTCACCGCGTGTCGCAAAGTGAGTAACCATTGCCGAGGCAACTGCACCGCAAACGATCCCCGAAGCCTTGCGACCCATAACCCAACCGCCATCGCCTCGAGTTAACTTGACGGCAGATAACACTTGCTTAGTTAATTCTTCTTGATCGCCGTGGGCAAGTCTCATTGATGAAACGGCTGAAACAAATTCATCGCAGCTTTGCTGATACTCCTGGCTATTGACCTCGTGAATTGGAATACCTGCTGGAGCCAATCGAGCGGCTACCGCTGAAGCCGTAGATTTAGAGTAAGCAACGGCATTGACTGGGAATTTACGAACCCAATAGGCGATGTCATTGGCCATTTCTAGATCATCAAGGTTGACTGGGTTAAACCAAGTATGAAGCAGGCTAACCATAAAGCGATTGCCATCGATTCTTTGGCCTGCCACTAGGGAAGCGTGTTTCCGATCTGGACTTAGATCGATCGCCATCCAAGTATCTTTCTCGACATCCAATTCTGGCAGATCATTGGCCTTGCACTTTTTCCATTCGGCTTCCGATATAACAGGATTGATCATCGACACAAATTGACACAATATCTCGGTGCGGAAAATATCTTCGCGGTCTGAAAGGCTGTCTTTGATATTGTCCTCGTGGACTGTGTGGCCTAGCGATGGATTGCTTTGATACCAGGCTTCCTTGTCGGTTATGTCCGCCCCTGGTTCAGCGCTCCACTCAAACCAACCGATCGAATCTTCTGCGCCTTCACTTGCCGCTAGTCCACGCTCTCTAAACTTATGCAATAGCACTGAGTTAGCGTGGCCTGCGTTCGAATAGACATAAGCCTGAGGATTTGGATTAGACATTTGGGTAAAGCGCATCGATGACCAGACATCTTCAGTATCGAACTCTCTTAACTCGTCAATATGGATTACATCTGGAGCAGCAATACCACGAGCGGCTGAATTGCCTGCTCTGATCAAGTACCGGGCTTTATTCTTGAACCGAATCTCCTGAGATCCCTTGGACTCGTACTTCTTGGCGAAGTTATCCAGGAGTAGCGCTGAGTTATCGATCATTTCGCTGACCTTAAAAAAGATTTCACTCGATGTCGTAAGTTTGTGAGCTGTGGCAAGGTGCATTTTCTCGCCTAGCACGTAGATCCCGAACAGGATTCTAAGCGCCATAAAGGTTGATTTGCCTTGCTGACGTGGCAACATAATGCCTATTAGTGGGTGTGCCCAACGGCCATCTGGCTTATAACGTAGGCAGTCTTTAGCAAGCTGCTCCTGCCACGGTAGCAACGGAAAGCCAATATCTTTACAGAATTGGATCATTTCATCGCCCCTAGTAGGCAGATCTAATGGCTTGGAGCGGATTCTAGGCGTTTGTGAGCCATATCTGACTTCTGTTACCCCTACCTCAGCCGATTGCAGCCCATCTGAGCCGTTTTGAGTCGTCATGACTGATTCTCATCCGAACTGAGCCGATATTGGCGGTTTGAGTCGTTTTTGGGGTAAAAAGAAACAG